GTGAATCAGGAATGGGAAAAAGTTATGGAGAATGTTAAGGAAGTGTTTGATTATGCAGACTTTTTAATAAACGTGAGAAAAAACCTAAATAAATTCGAGACTTGTATGAATAACAGACACTTTACAAAAGCCCAAGAACATATGCTCAAAGCTTTTGCCGATGCCAAACTTTTAACCCATATTGCAGGAGAATTGTGTGAACGAGAATGATTTGAGGGATTGCTTTGCGATGTTTGCATTGAATGGGCTTATATCTGCGGCGGACGGTAGATTTGATATGGAAGCCGTTGCCATTAGTGCTTATAAACAAGCCGATGCCATGCTTGAAGCTCGTAAACCCAAAGCCGAAGAAGGCATTGTAGCTATTAAAAAACGTGTTAGAAAGACATGAAGCGGTCTAAAAAGAAACAGAAGTGGCAAGCCAAAACTTTAGCGGAAATGTTTGCCAATATACAAAGAGGTCAAGAATATATTACAGTTGTAATGCAACGTGATAGTTGGGAAACATTACAATGGGCGATAGGACTGGCACTTAAAGAAGAGGATAAGTATATGGAAACAAAGAAAAAAATTGTAGCACCCGCAGTTAAAGATAAAAAGACTGGGGTAATTATGGAAGCTCCATCTAAAAAATGGGCACACGACCAAATTGAAGTCAAGGAGCATATTAAAGATAAGAATGCCAAGCGTGGATTCGTTACAAGCGAAGACAAATTTGTTGGTAGAAAGAAAGCCGCAAAGATTGCCAAGAAAGCGGGACAGATTAAGAAGGACGATGTAAAGAAGTTACACTCTAGTGACTTACGTAAAGCTGGTGGGTTAGCCAAAAAGAAACTTAAATAGGAGAATTTCGTGACAACGTGGACTACGCAAGACAGAATTGAAGCAGAAGAAGAGTATCATGGCATACCTTTCTTTGGTTGGGTAAAAGTTCAGGACAAAGAAGATACTGAACGGATGCTTAGAGAGCAGAATCAAATTCTTCAAGCGGAGTGCCAACGACTACGAAAGAAACTTCATGCCGCAGGAATCCACGATTAAGTATAGCTGGTCATACTCCAGCCTAGATTTATTCAAGCAGTGCCCACATAAGTATTATCGGTTGCGTGTAATCAAGGATATTACAGAACCCGAGTCTGAACACATGCGGTATGGCAAGGAAGTTCACCTTGCGGCTGAGGAGTTTATTAGGGACGGCAAGCCCATTCCCGAGAAGTTTAGCTTTATGCGTGAGCTACTTGAGCCAGTGCGTCGCATCAATGGCAAACATCTTTGTGAACATCGCTTGGGACTTACCCGGGCCCTTGAGCCTTGTGAGTTTTTTGGTAAAGATGTGTGGTGGCGGGGCATTCCTGACTTCCTAGCGATTGATGGGGACAAGGCTACCTTGCTTGATTACAAGACGGGCAAAAGCGCTAAATATGCCGATACTAAACAGCTTGATTTGCTAGCTCTAGCCATCTTTAAACACTTTCCTGAGGTGCAGAAAATTAAAGCGGGGCTACTATTTGTAGTAGCAAATGAGTTTATTAAGACTAGATATAGTCGTTCCGAACATGAGAAAACTTGGGTAAAATGGTTGGAAGAAACTAATCGGCTAGAACAAGCGTTGGAGTTAAACGTATGGAACCCCAAGCCAAACTTTAGTTGCAAGTCGTGGTGCGTTGTAACAGACTGCATCCATAATGGAAAAGGAAGTTATAGATGACTAAACGTAAATACGCAAACGCAGTTAAGTATGAAGACACTCCTGAGCAAGTAAAACATCGTGAAGAACGTAACAGGCTGCGCTATAAATTACTCAAAGAAGGTAAAGTTAAAAAGGGCGACAAGAAAGATGTAGCACATAAAGTTGCGCTTGACAAGGGTGGTTCAAGCAAGCAAGGATACTTTGTGCAAAGTAGAAGTGGTAATCGTTCTTTTGATAGAGATTCAAAAGGTAATTTGATTAGCGAAATTAGTCCTAAAGAACGCAAAAAGAAGTTGACAAAGTAGTAAGTAGTATTACAATAAGAGCAACGATTCAAAACTTCGGTTTTGGTCTATAAGCTATTGGGAAAACGAGTGCAAATAATAGATAACAAAGCTTTACTGCTTAAAGTTAGAGAGCCGCAACGTATTACCACAGTCATACCTAAATCTAAAATATTAGATTCGGGTGAAGTGCTTGTGAAATGGGGGCTGGAAGAAGCGCAAGTACTTAAAAACTTGCGTATAAAAGACGTGCCATCGCCCATCAATGCGCACTACAACTGGCCCGGCCTCTATAAACCTTTTGAACATCAAAAGACTACATCATCTTTTCTTACTTTGCACCGCCGAGCATTTGTATTTAACGAACAAGGTACAGGTAAAACGGGTTCAGTTATTTGGGCAGCAGACTATCTAATGACTCTTGGGATTGTTAAACGAGTATTAGTTCTATGTCCTTTATCTATTATGCAATCTGCATGGGAGAACGATTTGTTTAGGTTTGCCATGCATCGTACTTGCGCTATTGCACACAGCTACTCAAAAGAAAAAAGACTTGAAGCCGCCAACAGCAACGCAGAGTTTGTAATTTGTAACTTTGATGGTTTAGATATTATTAAAGGTGCCGTAGATAAGTTTGATTTAATTGTGATTGATGAAGCAAATGCTTACAAGAATGTATCTACAAAACGTTGGAAGATTCTAAACTCAGTTATTAAACCTACCATGTGGGTATGGATGCTAACAGGAACACCAGCTTCTCAGTCGCCAACCGATGCTTATGGACTTGCCAAGATTATTAACCCATCAGGAGTACCGAAGTTCTTCGGTGCATTTAGAGACCTTGTAATGCAAAGGATTACAACCTTCAAATGGGTACCCAAAAATAATTCTGAAACAGTTGTGCATGATGCACTACAACCAGCAATACGTTTTACCAAAGAAGAATGTTTAGACTTACCGGACATGACGTACACCACAAGAGAAGTTCCACTAACATCTCAACAACAAAAATACTACGAAATCATACGCAAAGATATGCTAGCGATAGCGGCGGGTGAGGAGATAACAACTGTTAATGCTGCCGCAAATTTAAACAAACTACTTCAGCTTTCTTGTGGCGCTGTCTATTCGGATAGTGGAGAAGTAGTAGCGTTTGATGCCAAGAGTCGTATGTCCGCACTCATGGAAGTTATTGAGGAAGCAAGTCACAAGGTGATTGTGTTTGTACCTTTTCGCCATGCTATCGAGATCATAGCCGAAGAACTTAAATTCCAAGGTGTTTCCTGCGAGGTAATACATGGTGGTATTTCTGCAACAAAACGTACAGAAATATTTAATAAGTTTCAGAACGATCCAGACCCACATGTTTTAGTTATACAACCACAAGCTGCCGCACATGGCGTCACGTTGCACGCCGCAAACGTTGTTGTCTGGTGGGGTCCTATTACATCCATAGAAACGTATTTACAAGCAAATGCTCGTGTGCATCGTGCAGGTCAACGCAACCCGTGTACTGTTGTGCATATACAGGGTTCTCCCGTAGAAAAAAGAATCTATAAGATGTTGTCAGAAAAAGTAGACATTCATTCTAGACTGATCGACTTATATAAAAATATTGCTGAAGATACTTGACAAAGTAAAGAATAGGAATAACATAGTAGTTATAAATAAAAGGAGAGTGCAATGAGTGATATAAATGCCGATAAGCTGGCTAAGATATACGTCAAAATTCGTGAAAAGCGTTTGGCTTTAGAAAAGCAAGTTGCCGAACTGCAAGAGCAACAAGATATTATTTCCAAAGAAATTCTTGAACTGTGTAAAGAACAAGGCACATATACCATGCGTACAGAGCATGGGACTATTTCTCGTCGAGTATCTAAAAGATATTGGACAAGTGATTGGCATTCGTTTTGCGACTTTGTTAAAGAACATGATGCTTTTGCGTTGCTACATCAAAGAATAAACAACTTAAACATGGAACAGTTTTTAGAAGAAAACCCCGAGTTGCATCCGCCGGGGTTAAATGCGGATCAAAACCAAACTATTGTTATAACCAAACGTTAAGGAGTAGTGCAAATGAGTAATGAGTTATCTGTATTGGGAAGTGGTCTGCCTAGTTATTTAAAAGAGACCCAGCTTGATGAAACCACAAAAGCCCTGATGGGCGGTGGTGGTAGCACAGGTATGAAACGTATCTCCATCAAAGGCGGTGTATGGCGCATGATGGTTAACGGCAAAGAAGTTGCTAAGAACGAAGAGCGTGCAATGAATGTAGTTATTGTTGCTGCTTCACCAAAAGTGTCCCGTACTTACTATGCTAAGTCTTTTACTGAAGGCGAGATTACTGCACCCGATTGCTGGTCAGCAGATGGAGAAGTACCAAGTTCTAAAGCAGAGAACCCACAATCTAAGCGTTGCGTGGATTGCCCACAAAACCAAAAAGGTTCAGGTCAAGGCGACAGCCGTGCTTGCCGTTATAGCCAGCGCCTTGCGGTTGCATTAGCTAATGATATTGGTGGAGAAGTTATGCAATTAACTCTACCAGCGTCTTCAATCTTTGGTGCGGGCGAAGCAGGTAAATGGCCTCTACAAACTTATGCCAAGATGATTGGTAGCAAAGGGGTTCCAATTACTGCGGTGGTAACCGAAATGCGGTTTGATACTGAAGCGGCTACCCCCAAAATTACCTTTAAGCCAGTACGGGTATTAGATGCCGACGAGCATAATTTAGCTATTGAGCAAGGAAAAACTGCGGCAGCTCTCTCAGCGATTACAATGACTGTTGCAGAAGTAGATAAAGCTAAACCAGCACCAAAGCTTGAGTCAAAAGCACAAGTAGAGGTTGCCGAGGTAGCTGAGGTGGTTGATGAACCCGTAAAGCGTACAGCTAAAAAGGAAGAAGCTCCAGCCCCTAAAAAAGACTTATCTAAAATACTAGCGGATTGGGATGAAGAGTAATGCCCAAAGGATATTCCATCCTGCTAGCAGATCAGATAAAAGCTGCTGACCCAACAAAATTGGGTGTGCGACTAGCTAGGGTTTGTATTAATAAGGATATACCCGTATCCGATGTAGCAGAGTTCTTCAAAGTAAGTAGGATGACTGTTTACTCTTGGTTTCGTGGAGAGGTAGCAGTCTCTAAAAAGTACGTAGAGAAGATGGAAAAGTTAGTTGCTAGATTGAAATAAGCTTGTGAGGGGGGCTAGGTTAGCTACCGAAAAGAGTGTTCGCCGTCACACTCCTGCCCATTCCTTTTTATAACAACGACGGCGACCTTAGGACGGCTATGCTTTCAAGAATAGAGTTTCTTTCTTTAGTATTACCACCCCTACAAAAAGGGGAGTGTTATTGCAGTTGGGGCAACGATGCCCAAGGCGATATAAGACAAAAATTCGTAACAAGTATTGAGGAACTCAGTGCCGAAGCAGATAAGTTAGTTGACGATAACTTTAATTCATTTTTTGCATTGGCTAAGTTCGCCTCTGCAGATCAGGGACGATATGCTACTAATGCGGTAGCTTTAAAGACTTTTTTCCTAGATTTGGATTGTGGTGAGGGTAAACCCTACCCTGACGTAGCGGCTGGTTTAGAGGCTCTTAGCGCCTTTTGTATGACGTCTGGTATGCCTAGACCTACCGTTATTAAATCAGGTCGTGGCGCCCACATATATTGGATTTTAGATAAGGAAATTGCTAGAACCGAATGGAAGCCCTATGCTGAACGTTTAAAACAACTTTGCGTAGAACATGGGTTTCAAGTAGACCCTGCCGTGCCAGCCGATGCTGCACGTATTTTGCGAGTTCCGGGGACTATGCACCTTAAGGATATTACCAATCCTATTCCCGTAGAAGTGTTACATGTAACACAACCCATATCTCTAGGTGATATAGAAACAATCTTAACTCCAACAGACGAGATTCTTAAAGCAATCGAAAAGTCTGAGTTTAAGCGCCCCATGGATCCGCTTACGCTTGCCCTTATGGGTAGTAGCCAATCACGGTTTAAAACCATAATGCTCAAATCTATTGAGGATAAGGGCTGTAAACAACTACTTAACATCTATGAGAACCAAGCTACAATAGAAGAACCCCTTTGGCGGGCAGGGCTAAGTATTGCCCAGCAATGTGTGGATAGGGATAAAGCCATCCATATGCTGTCTAAAAATCATCCTGAGTATTCGGCAGAAGAAACGGATAGAAAAGCCAACGAGACTAAAGGTCCTTACACTTGCGAGACATTTAAAAAATTAAACCCATCAGGTTGCGAAGGGTGTCCGCATAAGATTACTTCTCCTATCCAGCTTGGCAAAGAAATTGTAGAGGCAGAGGGCGAAGAAGAAGTAGTTGAGATTGAGCCTGTAACAAACGAGATTAAGACTTATACCATTCCTAAGTACCCATTCCCATTCTTTAGAGGTAAGGGCGGTGGCATTTATATGCACACCAAAAACAAGGAAGGTGAAGAGTATGAAGAGATTATCTACCCCTATGATTTCTATGTAGTTAAGCGGATGAATGATCCCGACCATGGGGATGTAATGCTGTTAAGACTGCATCTACCAAAAGATGGTGTGCGTGAGTTCATCATGACCGCACGGGAGTCAATAGCCAAAGATAAATTTATGAATATTGTTGCTGGACACGGCATACAAGTACTTGGTAAGAAACAGGATGCACTTATGAGTTATGTAACAAAATGGTCAGAGGAGCTACAAGCAATTTCTCAGGCAGAAAAAGCCCACAAGCAATTTGGATGGCTAGATGATGAGAGTGCCATTCTTGTAGGGGATAGAGAGATACGTGCTACTGGGACGGTATATAGTCCGCCTTCTGCACCAACGCTACCTATCATTCCATTATTACAACCGAAAGGAGATTTCCATGTTTGGAAAGACGTCATTAACGCATATTCAAGAGAAGGTATGGAAGCGAGAGCCTTTGCTTTCTTCATGGGTTTTGGTTCTCTTCTTATGCGCTTCACTAACTTGGACGGGTTTTTGCTTAATCTACTTAGTCGTGAGTCAGGTTCGGGTAAAACCACCGTACTACACGCAATTAATTCCATATACGGCAGGCCTAAAGAACTCCTTATGTCTCCTAAGGATACCTACAATTTTAGGATGCAAAGACTAGGCACCTTACAGAACTTATGCGGTACGATTGACGAGATTACTAATATGCCCCCCGAGCAAATGTCTAACCAAGTGTATGACGTGACCTCAGGTAAAGGCAAAAACCGTATGAAATCTCAGGAAAATGCGGAGCGCCTTAACCATACCAAGTGGTCGCTAGGCGTAGTAACTTCATCTAACAGGTCCGTAACCGATTCGCTGCTATCTATAAAGAGCTTTCCTGAAGGCGAGCTTATGCGTATCCTAGAACCTCAAATCAAGGTTGACCCATACGACGACCCAACTTGGTCTAAGAGCCATTTTGGTAAGTTAATGAATAACTACGGACATGCTATTGAGCCGTATGCTGCAGCGTTAGTTGGACAGCTACCGATGGTGCTAGCTAAGATGCGTGAGATTCAAGAGAAGGTTGATAAAGAAGCACAGATTAAGAATACGGAACGGTACTGGTCTGCCATGGCTACAATCGCTATTACAGGTGGCACGATTGCTAAGACTTTAAAACTGCACGATATACCAGTCAAACCAGTCTTTAACTATGCGGTTAATCTAATTAAAGAAACCCGCCTTCGTAACCGTGAGTATATGTTTGATAGCGACGACTACTTGGGCGGCTTCTTACAGCGCCATTTCCATGAGACTCTAGTTATTAATGGTAATCGGGATGGTCGCACAGGGCTTGAGCATGGTCCAATACGTGAG